TTGCAATGTTCTTTGCGTGGCGAGCCTTGAAGCTCTTGCGAGCCTCTGGGCTATAGTTGTGTCCCATCTTCTGGTCTCCAAAGCGGATAAGCTTAACCTTATCTCCTTCTTTAGCTAGAACGATTCCTTTTTTAGTAGGGTGACTTGGGGTCTTCTTTGGTTTGTTGACCCCACTCAATCCATACTTCTTGAGCATATTCTGAATAGCCTCCCTGGTTTTCATATTACATCTGTTCTTCTGTGGGTTGTACTTGTGCTTCTGGTTGAGCTGGCTGAGCTGGTTGAGCCATTTGAGCTCGCTCATAAGCCATCTTCATAAGTGACTCAATGTCGGGCTCTTGGAAAGAAATCGGTCCAGAATCCTTCTTGCGTTGGTCAATAAGTTTAGATTGCTGAGACGCTTGAATCTTCGTTCTGTCGTCCTTTCTGTCCTCCTTAAATGACTCCATATCGGCAATGATTCCAGCCTCAACAGCCTTGAGCTGCATATTCTGGCGGAACTCCTGCTCAGAAAGCTGAGCCTTGAGTTGGTATTCTGCCTGAAGCTTCTGGATTTCAGCTTGACTCTTGAGTTGCTCAATTTGAGCCTTCATTTGTCCAGCAATCTGTAGCTCTTGGCTCTTAGCTTGCGAAGACACAATAGCAGTTTGCTGATTGGCCTGAGCCTGCATCATACTATTCTGCTGAGCAATCTCCATCTGCTCCTTCTGATAACGCTTACGGCGCAGCGAAAGGAACTTATGGGCTTGGTTTGGGTTCGTCATCTTACGAGCTATAATAGCGTCCTCAATGCGAATCTCGTTTCTTGACAGGGCGGTGGTAATGTGTTGCTCGATAAAGTACTTCTCTTTATCATCTGGCTCAACCTCAATGTTGATTCCAAAGTTGTGAAGCGAAATCTTATCCATTGACTCAATAACGTCAATGTTTGCTTTGCCAATAGACTCAACGTAGTACTTGTACAGAGGAGAGTTCTTTGGTATGTCTTGAATCATCATAATGATGTCCTTAGCGATACCCTTGGTGATGCTATTAAGGGCTCTGTCCACATCGTAAGTTGCCGTGTTGGATGCGTCAACAGCCATTTGCGTTACACCAACAAGTTGCTCAGAACGAGTGATGCCCTCTCTCTCGGGGACAACTCCAGTTACGTTTCTAATCTCATTGATGTAGAAGTTGTAAGCATTCACCAGTTGGGGAAGCTCACTAACGTATGCTGGCAAAGGCTGAATGGGTACACCTTGAGCATTACCCTCCTCATCTCTTGAACGGTAGTAGACAACACCTGTCGCTTCGTAGATGTCTTGAATCTCCAGTGGGGTAAGCTCTCCGCCATCTCCCATACTTACGGCATTCAATCCGGCTACGTCAATGATAAGACCATACGGCTTGACGCGAGCGATGAGCTGCTGAATCTTTAAGTGAATAAGCTGAATCTGGTCAGCCATCGGGCGGATGGTCTCAACGATGCTGTCTTCAACCATATTGTAGATTGAAGGAGCATATACGTGGAAAGACATCCAAGTATCTTGAATGTTGTCCTTGGGACGAATCATATTCTCCTTGAGACCGTAACTCCAGATTACATCAGCACCAAGAATCTTCTTTCCAGCGTAGACCGTCTTGTAGGTCATCGTCTTCTTCTCACGCTCGTACTTGCTGTTCTTGGGCGGCTCGTAATTACTTCCCTTCTTGTAGAATCCAGCATTCCCGTGACGAGTGCGTTTCTTCTCGAAGTTCATATCGTCAACGCTAATGAACTCAAAATCAACTACTGGAATAGTGAAGTCGTCATACTCGTAAACGAAAGTGTTTAGGTATGCATTAAAGTGGTTGTTTGCGTGAACAGAAGAGGGGTTATCGTACTTTCCAGCATACGTCTGAGCAATCTCATAGTACTGAGCCTCTGAGTATTTATCACCAACCTCACGCTTGATTTCTCCAATCGTAGTGTAGATAATCTCGGCAGCGTAAACCATATCCTTAAAGTTTGATGCCTTTACGTGAGATGAGATTAAGTATTTGGGGTCTACATAACGAACCTTGATTCCCTCGTATGGGTCAAAGTATGTTCTGGTAGCTCCTATTCCAATTACAACCAAGTCCTCGCAGACCTTCTTTCTAATTTCAATAGGGTAGTCATTTTGGTCAAAGGTGAGTTCAACAGCAAGCTCTGCAGCAATCTCTACTGCCTGCTTGAAGTTCATCTCCATAATCATATCCAGCTCATCCATTGAGTCTGGAATCTCCATACCTTCGGTTAGGTCTTGACCAGTGGTTTCTTTTACCTCGTCAATGAAGTCCTTAAACTTCATCATACCAACGAGCTTATTCTTGATTTCGTCTCTATCAGAATTTGCAATTGGGTCAGTAGCACGAATCTTTAACTCGTACGACTTGTTCATAATAGAGTTTACGATAACCTTAACAAACTTCTTTACAACAGGGATTGGCGTCCAGTCAAGGTTTAGTAGTGATGTGTCGCCAGTTGCGTTAAGAAGTTGCTTGTATCTAGAGATGTTTTGCTTACCCTTGGCGTAGGCTCTGTTCTCCTCAATGCGCTCACGGCGTGTTTGGTAATAGTTGTATCTCTTAGAGAACCATTCTGACTCAATAGCCTTGGCGTACATTAATCCATACTCGTCACTCTTTTTGATATCTTGAGGGACGAGTGGTGTGGGGAATCCGCCAACTCTGGGTATGTTGTGTTGTTTCATCTGAAATGCATTTCGCAATACACAAAATTAGTAAATATCATCTAGAGCGTTTTGAGATAGTTCCGCTGTTGTCATAACGCCTTACAAATGGTTTTGAGACAGTTACCTTTTTCTCTTCCCTCGGCTGAACCTGTAGCCCAAGAAGTGCCAGACCAAGGCTTATTGTGTCGTCGTGTTTGGTTCTATTTTTAATGTCGTAGATAATCAAATCACGAAGGGTCTCGTTGAAAAAGAATTCTCCCATTTCACCAGTGTCGCTATTGATTCCAATGTGATTATTCACGTAGGCCTGAACAGCGTGAGCGTGTGCCTGAGCAATATCCTCAGAGTTCATAGGTATTCCGTATTGAGCAACGCCACGTGATGATTTTGGAGTAAGAGCTTTGGGTCTCTTTAGGACATATCCCATATATCCCCACTCTTCGACAAGCTTGTCAATCATTCTGCGCACGTTGTTTTCAATCAGCATTGGCACACCAAAGAATATTGATGCCATAAGCATTTGCTCATATGCAAGTAATGCCGTCTGTTCACGTGAATTATATCTAGCGATACACATATTGCTTGGGTACTTCATATTCGCCCTTGTGACAATGTGCATAGAGGCACGAGAACCCCTTCCGTCAACCGTGGCGTCTACCTTATAGGGGTCAACTCCAGCTACACCAAGCCAGTCATTAGCTGGATATTTATGCGCTCCCCTTTCGTAGTATTTATTTCTATCCTCTGGCTCAAGGAAATGTGAAATCTGCCACGGACCATTTGTCTCTGGTATGAACATAACATCACCAAATCTGTGGCCATCTATCCAGTGGAAGCGACCCTGAGTATATGGTCTTACTTCAAGCTCATTGTTGTAGAACATCTGCTCGTTGAGCTTTACGATGTCAAAGATTGAGCTTTCGTTAAAGTCCATAAATGCCTCGTCAATGTCAAATGGCATCTGACGCTTCTCCTCTGCGTAGTCATCAGAATTACCCTTCAAGGATTCGCGCTGAGCAAGCAGAAAGGTCTTACCGCCGTAGTTTAGCGACTCGCCATCAATGCTGATAAAGGGCTTCTCTGGGTCTTCAACAATACTCCGACCGTATTTATCAAGTATCACCGTTTCGTATGCCGGGATAAATATTGAATAAAGACCAGAGCCAGTCCTTCCAGAGATTGGGTCTCTCTCTGTCGGGTTGGACATATAGTATATCTTCTTAAACCCAGAACCTCCCTGATTCATCGGGTTAACCGTAGACCCCATCATACACTTGCCGATAATCCTAGTCCTGTCAATGAGACACTTCTTAGTTACCTGCCAGTTTTTCCATATGTCGTTAGGAGTCAGCCACTTACCAGCTTCGTCGTGAATTAAGCGCTTGAGTTTTGCGCCGTCATACGAGTTGGTCTTAGTGGCTTTGAAGTCAATTCGTGTATTTAACGCACCAGACTCCTTTACTGTTTTCTTCTTTTTGCGTGACGCTGGCTCCCTAAACGTGAGCTCACTCTTTGGGTCGGAGTTTGAGTCACTGATTGGTTTAAAGAAAAATGGATAGTTTCTGTAGATGTTTACCACCTTATCCTTAAACAAAACATCACGAGCGTCATCGTTTGTCTTGGAAAGCATACCAAACCACGATTCGTAAGTCTGGGTTGATTCGTCAACAAGCTCAGCTGTAGCAATTGATGACCATCCAGCTCTTCTGTTCTTAACGTGAACCTGCCCAAAGCATCTTGGGTCTACTCTGCACGCCTCCCAATGAATAAACAATTTCCATTGCGGCTGTATAAAGAACGGATACCCAAAATCAAACTTTGACCATTGAAGAAACATATAATGCTTTCCTGTGAGATACGTAGGAGTTCCGTTGTTGTAAAACCAAACACCGTACTTACGTCTATGAAACTCACGCTCAACATAAGGCTCGTATCGCTGCTTAAACTCTTTAGGCTGCTCATCCCATTCGTCTTCTGAATCGATAGCCGCTAAGGCTGGAGGAAGCTCAACTCTATCCCACATCTGCTCCTCGACTGGCTTATCGTGGAACATAATATCCTTGTGCTCTGGAAACTCTGGTAACTGAATGGACAATCCATCTATATAAACAATCTCGCCCCTAGTGTCGTTGGGGCAAATATTTATGATTTCACCATTCAGAAACGCCATTACTTTCGGGCGTATTTCTCAGCAAACCCTGGCTTGAACTCACGAATCTCCTCGTCGTCTGCAGCTTTTACGTGCTCCTCTTTTAGGCGGGCCTCTAGCTTTTCGTATTCAACGATTAAATCCTTACAATTCATAAAAGCCTCTTTTATCGACTGCAGCTCATTCTTTCTTGCGGAGCCCTCAGCTTCGGCGCTAACACCCCTTCTAATATCAGATATGTAGGAGTCAATAGCCCCCTGGGTTGCCTCAAGGAGTTCTTGCATCTTCCTCTTTACACTCCAATCAATCCGCCTGCTCATACACTACAGTCAAATCTTGAAGCCTCATTCTCCAAAGCTTCTCATTATTGATTACAAATTCGCAATCAGAATTGGGGGTGAATCCAACGAGGTCACCAATAGACACGCCAAGCTCGTCACCAAGCTCATTCATATACTTTATGTATCCCCTATCCTCAACCTTCTTCTCAAATCCAAGGAAAAGACCAGATTCGCTTTTCACTTCTTCCTTGGCTGGTGGCGTCAGAAATATGAAGTCACCAAGAGTGTGAATGACTCCATCGTGTTCATATGCGTAGCAAAGCGAGTTGTACCCACCAGCGCTTTCATATGCGACAAGAAAAAGGTCATCTGCAATTTGAAAGTTCTCATTGAATATAATTGAGTGATGAAAGTACAGCCTATCTCCAATTGAAACTGGACTATTTACCTTTACGGGTAATTCAACCACTTCGCCATAAAAAGCTCTGTGCTTGTGTGGTTCAAACTTAGTGTCAATAACAAGGCTGACACCGTTTTTCAATTTAATTTCATTGGTGAACTTGTTGTCTACACGGACAACAAATTGTCTCATTGCTCTCATAATCAGTAGTCTAGGTCGTATTCCTCAGTGATGGTGGAACCGTTGTTTGAGTATATCGTCTTCCAGATATAACGCCCATCACGCTCTCTTGACAACCATATCTCGTATGATATAGCGCCAGATTCGCTTACGATTTTCTTAATCTCATCAATTTTCCCATTGATTGGGTGCTTCAGTTCGTTTCCGATGACGAAGTGCATTCCTGCCTTTAAATCACCAATCGTAAGCTTTCTAATAATCGCCCTCGTCGGTCTCGTCCTCGATGTCTTCTGAAACCCCTCCGAAGAAGTCCACGTCTGGGAGCTCTCGGAGAATATGTGTTTCAAATCTAGAATCATTCTCTTCGTTGATTAAATTTTTAATATAATGCCAGTCCTCATATTCAGGATAGGAATTAAAACAAAGATAGTGAGTTGGCTCGTATTCCTCAAATGGCGGGCAGGCGAAAGCGATAATCCTTATATCAGGACACCTGTTCTGGATTTCCTCAAGCATTTCTGCTAAATACTTTATTTGCTCAAGGCTGTCTTCCACGAGCTAAAAGTACGAAACTATTATGGAGGCGTTAAACCCTGTCCTATGGTTCCAATTTCAGCATCAACCATCGCAATTTTCTCAACGTGAACGTATCCACCGGTTATGGTTGCGGTGTCTGAGTTCACGTGCATTTTGATTTCAAACTTGTTTGTTGAGTTTGTCACGTCAGCGTTAGACACGAATACAATCTCAGAAAATATGATGAGTTTGTAGGTTGAGATAAGCTTATCAACGGTCGTTGCCTGGGTGCTTGAACCAACCTTGTTAATCTGTGCGTAAACAGTAATGGTTGGTGTCAGCGTGTCTTCAACTCTAAGCGATGCAGAAATCTTGTAGTATCCAGATGCCAGCACAAGCTGGTTTAGGCTGTTTACGCTAATTTGATTATTGGCGTCAATCGGGAGATTGTTCGCTGAAGATATGTCAATCTTGGTTGATGCCGTTGCAAGAGCCTGTGCGTCAGGACGAGCGACATATTGCGGCATAACCTGCGCAATTGAAGACAGAGTGCGAACCTTAACCTCTTTGCTTACCGTATCGTGCACAAGGAAAGTAAGGAGCGAGCTTGAATCAATGCCGGGGTTTCCAAAGTAAAACTTGTTTGTTGCTCTTACTGCCAGCGTGCTGATTTTCAAAGCTGCCTCATTGCCAAGAGCATCAGCAACAGCCTTTTCGCTTGTAGTAATCGTATTTGACTCTACACGAAGGATTTGACGGTATATGTCCTTTATTGCGCTTGTTGATATGTTTGATGCCATCGCCTTTAGTTTTCTCTGTTCTACAAATTTACGAATTGCTTACAATGTCAAATCGAAAGAGACGGGCATCTTCATTTCTTGTACATCTTTAATGCTTGATTCTCACGCTCAAGGAAGTCAACCTTGACTCTCAATGAGTGAACCTCTGCAGTGAGGTCTAATATGCGCTGACGCATCTCATCTTTTTCGTCTGCTGAACGAGCCAACAGTTCCTCTAGATTCCTTACTCTGTTCTTCAGGTCGTCACGATATAGGTTCGTATCACTATTTGCTAGCTCATCCTTCTTGGCGTCGGCATTCAACTTCATCCTGTTGGTGTAGAACTGGAATGCGGCACCACTACCGAGCACCGTTACAACCGTGATGGCAATCTGAGCGAGGTCCATTACTTAGCGTATTTCTTTTTAATTTCTTCGATGTGCTTCTGATTCTCCACGCGGATAATGTTCCACCCAGAGAAAATTAAGACCAGTAACCAGCCCATATTCGAGCCGTGCAGCATACCTTCCATCCAGTAGTTCAACACCGTAGCTACAGCAACGAGGAACGCAACCTTTACGGCGTTAGCTCTAATGCCTAGACCGCCATCCCAAAGTACAGCGTAACCCTGATATATACCGCAGGCCATAGATGCTAAGCACAGCCAAGGTGAGGAAAACATCTCGGTGTATAGTGCGGCTGGAAGGATGAATGTGTGAAGCACAGACGTGAACACCTCATTGGGCTCGCTATCGCTATACTTGAATATGCTAACGACCCTCTTAATACCTTTCTCCTCCATCACGTCTGCTATGTGCATTATTTCTTATTTGCGAACTTCTCTAGCCCAGCGATTCCGAATGACCCAAGCGTGATAATCACGAATGAGTTGTATGTGAACTCGTTGATTACGAGGTCCTTACCAATAAAGCCAGACACAACGTCTGCAACCATTACCATAACCATTACAGCGAACGACATAAAGCCAATGATGGTCTTCTCGTTCCAGCTGTTGTCATCTTTAAAAATCTCCAAGAACCTCATACTGCTTTTATTTTACACAAAGATAAAAAACTGAAAAATAAAGGTTTTCAACAAAAGAAAAGCCCCACGAGGGGGCTTCACTTGCGTTAGCATAGAGCGTGTCCTTACTTCACAACCTTCAGCTCGGGGGTCTCCTGCTCTTGAACGGTGAACTCACCAGTCTCAAGGTTGAGGGTTCCGTGGCCGTGCTCTTCGGCAAGTTCGTTCATCAGAGACTGAATCTCCTCACCGCTCTTGCGAAGTTCTGCAACGAGGGCCTCCTGACGTGCTGCGAGGTCTTTCTCGCTTACGTAGAGTGCACCAAGTTCCATCTGGATTTGTTGCTGCTTAGCACGAATCTCACGTGCAGAATTTAATTGGGCTTCAG